AACAAAAGAATCCACGACTTTTGCTAAATGCTCAAAGCTACCCTATAGGGTCTTGTGGATTATTACAAACAGGGTTCAATCTGCTGCTGTAATTATAAACTAGAACTCAAACTCTTTGTAATCGTACCTTCCATTGGGCTTTTTGAACCACCCAATTACTAAGATTCTCCACTTGGATCGTAAGACTTCTGCTAGGAAAGGGGAGTTGCTGATTTTTTTTATTCTTGCTGACATATTGCTTTTGGAAGTAAGCTGAATTGCTATAGTTTCGCCTTTTCCAATAGCCAGTATGTCGAATAGTCCAAATAAGTCTTTTTTTCGCCTGGTAAAGGCGTTGTAAGATTCGACTGTATCGCACACATATCCCCTTTCTTCTAGTAGGGTTATTGTCCTTTGGTTAAGGCTAGACAAGATCATCCTTTGTAATCTTGCCCTCGGATTTAGCTATGATGGTGTCGTGGTGCTTCTCTGGGATGCCATTACGCATGAACCAAGCGTACACAGTCACATACTTGATACCTAGAGCCTCGGATATGCCTTTGTAGCTGCCAAAGACCTCTAATAGCCTGTCAAATGGTTGTTTATCTGCCATGTTTTCTCCTTGTGTAGTAGTGATTCTACAACACTTCTACATTAGGGTATATCCCTATATTGCAAATCTCTACATTTAGGATTATTGTTTCTACATGGGCAGTCGCTCATAACTGTGAAAGGTAAAAAATGAAAGACTACAGAGGTGAATGGAAGGATTTGTTTTGGGGAGCTGTAGCAGCAATCCTAATGCTTGCACCAGCTATGTTTGCTTATATCTATAAAACTGGGGGGATCAGCTAATGGACTACCAAGAAAGAACTACAGCGTTTGATGTAGAACAACAATGCGCTTATGGCGATATGATTAGCGAGGCAGCAGAGGCTAAGTTGCGTAAAGAATACGATCCAAGCGATTACCATAACTTTACTGAGGCTGTGACTGAGGATGCCTTGGCAAAGCATTGGGATACGATTAAAGATGCCTGGGATCGTGGCGATAAAGCAACAATCGGCTTAATGATTACAAGTGCTATCTATACTTACTGGGAAAACAAAGCAATATCTGATGCAGAAAACGAGGCAATGTTATGAGCATATATACAAAACTAATGGAAGCAAGATTGCAACTACAGGCTAAAGACCTTAACAAGTCTGGGCATAACAAGTTTGCTGGATACAAGTATTTTGAGTTAGGCGATTTTCTGCCTGAGATACAGAATATCTTTGCCAAGCTAGGTTTGTGCGGAGTTGTATCTTATACAGGCGATTTAGCCAGCCTTACGATTGTTGATACAGAAGATAACAGCCAGGTAATTATTACTAGCCCAATGGGATCGGCAGCTTTAAAAGGTTGCCATGAAGTACAAAACATTGGTGCAGTAGAAACATACCAGCGTAGGTATCTATGGGTTACTGCCTTGGAGATTGTTGAGCATGATGCCCTAGATTCTTCGGATGGGGTAGATACCGCTTCTTTGGCAAATATCTACTGCGCCAAACTCCAGGCAATAGATAGCCCTGCCGAACTTAAAGTTGCCTTTGCTAAGTATTATAAAGAACTTCAGAACAATAAGGCTGCTAGAGATCAATTAACCAATATTTATCAGGCACAAAGGGACAAGCTAAATGAGACTAGCGGATCAGCAGCCTGACAATGTATGTTCAGAATGTGGAAAAAAATGGGGAGTACACAGACCGAAAGACCATCACTACAGGATATGGGTGGACAAGTGCGATGTGTGTTTCGATACCAGAGCTGTATGCGATTCTTCGGAATATGGATATTTAAAGGAAGGTTGGGATGGACAGAAAGTGGTGTAGTTCTTGTCAGACTGAGAAGCCAGCTAGTAATCTTAAGCTGGTAGCTTCTGGCAGTAGGTTAAGACCTGTAATGCGTTGGAAATGTGAAAGTTGTCTTAATAAAAGCAGTAAATCTCAATATAGTAAAAAGGAGAAATAATGGAAGATTTTATCTACACAACTTCAGGCACAGATATTACTAAGCGTTGGAGACTTTTGTACAACTATGTGCCAGCTAGTGAGCAAGAAGAAGTGAGGCAGCGTTGGGCAGAGTTAAGAGCTAAGTTTAATAAAACTTTGGATGATGTTGCTCAAAATGATAACCAATAAATTTACTCGCCAGGCTTTTAATAAACTGATATTAGACCAAGACTTACCGCCAGACTATATTCGTGTTGCTGAGTTTTATTTTATGCAAGGATGGAATGGCGCAGTCGATCTAATGTCAGATGAGTTTTTAGACCAATGGATTATTAATGGCACAGAGAATCAGTTAATCCGCAAAGACAACCAAGAGCCTATTCCAGATGACGATAGAGAATGATTGGTTTCCAGCCTGTTTCTTTAATCGCTTGCAATATAGGGATTGGAAATATTATCAACGAGGATCGTCTGAAAGGTGTACTGCGTGTGATGATTGTAGTTCTGAATATATGTTTAAAATGATAGATCAACAGCGTTGTTACCCAGAAGAAGTAATTAAAAGAACATCAAACAGTATAAAGAGAGTAAAAAAATGACAGACTTTAGCCAAGAGTATTTAGATGCAAAACTAGCATTAAATTTATTTTATAAACATACTCTTACTGGCAATTGGAAAGAGGCAGAAAAAGCAGCAAAGGTCGCAGAAGATATGTGTCGGTCTTTACAGTTCTTGGTAAAACAGCATGACAAATGAATTTGACGAGGAATCTGAGGCTACCATTAAGTTAAAGCAAACTGGTTCGTTTATTAGCGTAACAGTTGAGGGAGATGGGTTTTGTTATGACTTAGCTGCTGACTTGGCTAAATCTATCCAACCCGATGTAATTGATAACGACATTAAGAAAGCGCACTAATGACTACTTTTGTTACAAGTGATCGAGAAGAAGCATATAAAGAGATACTAGAGAAAGCTCCGTATCAACCAGGCTATGAGGATGCGATTGTGCAAGGCACAGACGATTGGCATAAGCTACGACTTGGTAAAGTTACTGCCAGCCGAGTAGCAGATGTGTTGTCTAAAGGCAAGTCTGGTGAGTCTGCTAGTCGTAGGAACTACCGCATAGAGTTGGTAGCCCAAAGGCTAACAAATAAGCCAAGCGAGTCGTTTACCAATGCAGCAATGGAATGGGGTACGGCTACTGAGCCATTGGCTAGGGTTGCATACGAGTTGCATACAGGCAGCGATGTATCTCAGGTTGCATTTGTAGATCATCCTAATGTAGAATGGTTTGGTTGTAGTCCAGATGGGATTGTAGGAAAAGGGTTGGTTGAGATTAAATGCCCGAATACTACGACCCACCTAGACTGGATGGAAGAAGGCAAAGCACCTAGTAAGCATATACCGCAGATGATGGCACAGATGGCTTGTACAGGCGCAGAGTGGTGTGATTTTGTTAGTTTTGATCCTAGGCTGCCAGAGGATTTGCAGTTGTTTGTAGTGCGTGTCAATCGAGATCAGGAATACATTGACAACATGGAAGTAGAAGTAAAGAAGTTCCTGAAAGAAGTGGAAGAAACAATTAACAAGCTGAAAGAGAGGAAATGATGGCTTACGAAATGAAAGAAGGATCAGGAAAGTTATTTAAAAATGACAAGAAGCAAAAAAAAGAAGATAGAGATTATCAAGGCTCTATTATGATTAACGGCACAGAGCATTGGCTTAGTGCATGGGTAAATGAAGGAAAAAACGGAAAATATTTTAGCGTTTCTGTTGGCAAGCCCAAAGAGCAAAAGAACTTTAAGCCTCGTGGCGATGACGAGATGCCTAAGATTCAGGATGATGAAATACCTTTTTAATGCTGGCAAGCACTTATGGGGAAATCGTAAGAAAGTACCCGCTTTTTTGGAGATAACATGAAAAAGATAACTATAGGATTAGTAACATATATGTTATTAATGAGTAGTGCGTATGCTTGTCAGACACAGACCATCATAGTAAATGGCAAAGTAACAATCTGTACCTTTTGCCCTAACTATGTAATGTGTAACTAAGAAAAGAGTCAGATCGGGACACATGGCGCAATGCCACTCTTTCACAAGGAGCGCTACCCCCCTACCGATTAGGGTAGCTTTATGAGCTTTAATAAAGACCTTCAGAGAGGTTTAGAGATAGAGGAAAGGGTTGTATCTATCCTACGCAAGAAATACCCTTGTGCGACCCTTGTAAGCGCTTTTAAAGGGTACGATATATGGATACCAGAGATAGATAAAGCCGTTGAGGTAAAGTTTGACCCGATGAGCCAACGCACAGGCAATATCGTTGTAGAGATAGAGATGTATGGGAAAGACTCAGGGTTAATGGCTACCCAAGCTGATTACTGGGTTTTTTACGATGGGGAGATGTTTGTCATCATGCCAGTCAAGCACATATTTAAGTGCATATTTTTGAGTAAACTACAGTATGTAGAGTTTATTGGTGAGGGAGATAGTCAGATCAAAAAGGCTTTTTTAGTAGATAAAAACACCTTGTTTAAGTACGGAAAGATTTTATGATAGGTACAAAGCTCTTTCGTCTTTGCGTCTGGTTGTAAGTCCTTTTAGTTCTTTACCGCCAGCTTTATTCCACTTCATAAATTCTTCGGCAGCACCATCAAATTCACCTCGATTGTGTTTCATCCGAAGGGTAGAATTTTGGAGATTACCGAGTCCAACATTGAAGGCGAAAGACACAAGTGCGCCAAACCGACCAGGAGTAAGCCCACTAGGACATAATCGTTGTACCCCGCTTTCAAACCTCGCCAAATCTTGAGCAAGAATTTCATCTACTTCCCCCATTGTTAAGACTCTATCCCATCCGCTAGGGATAGGTAGAGCCTTTCGTTCTGCAAGTGGAACTTTAGCGTGATTGGGGTCGATAACATGACCAACACCAACAGTCCAAAGTAAAGCTGGACATTGGTAAGGTCTCTGTTTAACACCCTCGTGATGTTTTATCATCTCGATTACTTTATGGTCAATCATTTTTTACTTGTAAATGCTTGTGTTCCA